CATTCAGCAACTACTAATTACTTTTTAAAATTTGGTAATGGTTCAATAGATACAAATTCTAATTATTCAACAACTGTTTTAGATGGCAATGGTAGCGCTGCTGCTTCAGGAAGATATAATAATGATACAGTAGGAATTAGATTAGATTATTGGGCTACAGGTGCCAGTAATGTTAAACAAAGTATTATTCAAATCCAAAATTACTCAAACAGTACAACTTATAAAACGGCTTTAGTAAGGTCGGCTTTACCAGCAAATGAAGTAGTTGCTACCGTTGGATTATGGCGTTCTACTTCCGCAATAAATATATTACAATTTAATTCTTCTAGTGGTAATTTTAATTCAGGTTCAACCTTCACCCTATACGGAATAGCGGCGGCATAATGGCAAATACATATGAATTAATAGAGGCTAAGACTTTGACATCTGTGGCTAGTACCGTCACTTTTAGTTCTATCCCTGGAACTTACACTGATTTAAAACTTTTTATATCTACAAGAGCAGACATAGCACAAACCTATACAAATATTATGATAAGTTTTAATGGTAGTTCTTCAGATATTAATTGGCTTGGTCTTTATGGTTACATATCGGGTAATGGAAGCAATACTAATGGTAGTTCAAGAATTTCAGGTAACGCTAATGGAACTACGACTACAGCAAACACATTTAGTAATGTTGATATTTATATATCAAATTATACTTCATCAGTTGCTAAAGTAATATCTGTTGACGGCGTAATAGAAAACAATGCTAGTGATGCTATTTTAAATTTTGATGTAGACATGTGGAGTCCAGCAACACAGGCTGCAATTAATAGTATAGGATTTACTAACTCTGCTGTACCTGCCGTTAATTTTTTGGTTGGTTCAACCTTTTATCTATACGGAATCAAAAACTCATAAAGGAGAAAACAAAATGACAGAAAACCTAACCGCCCTTGAAGTATGTTGCTGTGGCAACTGTGCTGCTGAGGGTCATGAAAAAGAAGTAATCCGACCTCTAACTGCGGAAGAGATTACTCAACGTGAGGCAGATGCAGAAGCATATGCAATTCGCAAAGCAGAAGAAGATGCAGCGGCAGAAGCCAAAGCAGCCCTTAAAGCATCAGCAAAAGCAAAACTTATTGCTGGTCAACCTTTAACTGCTGAAGAAGCAGACGTTCTAGTCTTATAAATAAAAATACCCCCAAGGATTACCAAGGGGGTATTGTTTATAATTTTTAGGACTTACAAGGATACTTGTTGTACCATTCTTGGTACTTTGGTCCGTTCACAGAACTCCATGCTGACCAATCTTTACCACCCTTAGTCATGTGAAATGTAATTTTTGAATTAGTAACTGGGTTAAACAATTCAACGTTTGAGGTTAGATCAAATTTATCTCTTCGATCAGGACCCAGTTCTCCTACCATATTTATTTGAAATACCCCATAAGAACTATCACCAGTTTCTTCATTACCATTAAAAGCAAAAGGTCTTCCATTAGATTCAGCCTTTGCAATTGCACATGCCGACCTTAATCCAACACCTTTAAATCCTATAGCCTTTAATAGTTCAACTAACTGCTCGTCAGTTAATTTATGAGCATTTTCATATTTTTTTAATACTTTATCCTTAGAAACCAGAAAAGCCCCTTGAGGGGCTGGAGCGACTTCTAAAGATTGCTTAGTCAATAAGTTATTATCTAAAGCATTGGCATAATTGCTAAAAGGCGCAATAAAACCAACCATAGATAGTAACCCCAACCAAACTTTCTTTTCAATGTTTCTCATTCGTGTTACCTCCTTAGAAACAAAAACTACCTTTCGGCAGTATATTAATTATAACATGATTTAGGGATTAAAGTCAACTTTATCAATATCCCCGCACATTTATTAAAAATATTATAGTATGAAGTGGTATAATAATAAGATTATGGCTACTGGTGCAACCTCAACATACGATCTACCTTATCCACTGTTTAGTGATCCTGTAAATATTCACGGAGATTTACAAGATTTAGCAGAACAGATTGAATTAATTCTTCCAACAGTTGGATTACCATATCATACAATAGAGGTTAAAAATGTTAGTGGTGTAAGTATTGCAAAAGGTGATCCAGTTTATATTACTGGGTTTTCTACTAAAACTACCGTTGCAAAATCGGTAGCAACAAATCTTGCAACATTTCCAGTACTAGGGTTAGCACAATCAGCAATTGGTAATGGCACTGATGGAGTTGTAGTTATATCTGGAGTGTTTACTAATATTAATACAAATTCTTATTCTATTGGAAATATACTTTATGTAGCAACTGCTGGAGGACTAACTGCAACACAGCCAACAACTGGTTCTGGAGCGGTAGCAGTAGTGGCAAAATCTAATGCAACTACTGGAATATTAATTGTTGGACAGCCAAAAGGCAACGGTACTTGGGGATCATTGAAAGCAGGATTATCATAATGGCAACACTTAGATCACAGCAACAAAGTTCTTATTCAATTGGACTAACACCACCTACAGTTAACTGGACAATTGTAAAAGGAGACACTGCATCATTTAGGGTATATGTAACAGATGACAATAAAGACCCACTAGTAATTGAAGACTGGACAATTGAAATGGAAATTAAAAGACCAACAGTTGCAGGAAATTTAAACGATGCAGATCCAGCGGGAGTATTAAATCTTAATCCTATTGCTACAGCAGAAGATGGTGATGGAGAATTTACAGTATCCCTAACATCTACTCAATCAAAAGGTTTAAATACTGGAGATATTTTTGATATTGAATTAAGAGATGCTAGTAGAGTGTGGACAGTTGCTCGTGGCATATTAACAGTTATTGAAGATATTACAAACAGCGATGAGTCATAATGGCTTATGCAGTAATTATTGACGAAACGGTACAAAAAACAAAAACTGTAAAAAACATAGACTATGCAGTTGCCAAAATTATTCCAATAACAACAGGTATAAGCATTACTGAGGTTTTGCCATTTCGTATTAGATTTACAACAATAGGCATACCATCCGCTTATTCTGGAATACCTGGAATTGGGCTTCAAATAATCGGAATTAATAACTATATTCTTTAATAATGTGATATAATTTCCATATGGCTAGAACATCACTCACCGCAGTCAAAGCACTATTTCAAACTGGAGATCGACCAACCCAGGAAAACTATGAGGATTTAATTGATACCTCATCATCTCAAGCAACAGATTTGGGCAGTTATGGAAATAACGAATCAACAATAACTGGTATTGAAAATTCAACAGTATTTGATAACTTTTTAGCAAGCGAGTGGAGATCAATGAAATATATGATCTCATTAAAAAAGACTTCTGGAGGAGCAAATAAATTTTACTCCACAGAGATGAACATACTAATTGACGGTACAGATGTAAGCGTCAGTGAGTATTCAACGATAGACAACGATGGGAATATTGGCACCATCTCTGTTTCAAGGGCTGGGGATACAGTTTCACTAACTGTGGTTCCAGTGGGCGGACAAACCCCTATAACTCTACGCTACATGCGTATGGGATTAAAGGCTTAACCAAGGAGATAAAAGATGGCAACCGTAACAAAAGATTTTAGAGTAAAAGCGGGACTTGTAGTTGAAGGATCAACTGCGACCGTTAATGGAAAGAACGTAATCACAGCAGGCATTGTAGATGCTAAGGGTGATTTAATTGTAGGTAGTGCAGATGACACAGTAGTTCGTCTTGCCGCTGGAACAAATAACTATGTTCTTACAGCAGATTCAAATGAAACAAGTGGTTTGAAGTGGGCAGCACCAGCAGCCGTTGGTACTTTTGATACAAGCATTGTGTTTGAAGGTGCAACAGCAGATGCTTATGAAACAACTCTTGCAGTAGTAGATCCAACAGCAGATCGTACAATTACACTTCCTAACGTATCAGGTACTGTAGTTACATCTGGTGATACTGGAACAGTTACAGCAACAATGCTTGCTTCAGATTCAGTAACTACCGCAAAAATTACAAATGCTAACGTAACAGCAGCAAAACTTGCTTCAGATTCTGTAGAGACAGCAAAGATTGTTGATGCTAACGTAACAGCAGCAAAATTGGCTACAGACTCAGTTACTACAGCAAAAATTGTTGACTCAAATGTTACAGCAGCAAAGTTGGCTTCAGATTCAGTAACAACTGCAAAGATTGTAGATGCAAACGTTACAGATGCAAAACTTGCTTCAAACTCAGTTACAAATGCTAAGATTGCAGATTCAGCAGTAGATACAGCAGAGATTGCAAATAGCGCAGTAACAACAGCAAAAATTTCAGACCTAAACGTAACTACTGGCAAACTTGCAGATAGCGCAGTAACAACAGCAAAGATTGCAGATGCTAACGTAACAGAAGGAAAACTTGCTTCAGATTCTGTAACAACAGCAAAGGTTGCAGATTCTGCAATAACTTCAGCAAAGATTGCTAACGATACAATTGTAAACGCAGACATTAACTCTGCAGCAGCAATTGATCAATCAAAGATTTCAGGATTGACAACAGACCTTGGTAACAAACTAGCACTTGCTGGTGGTACAATGTCTGGCGCAATTGCAATGGGTACAAACAAGATCACAGGTCTTGGAGATCCAACATCTGCACAAGATGCAGCAACAAAGTCTTATGTAGATTCAGCAGCACAAGGTATTGATTGGAAAGCATCAGTACGTGCAGCAACAACTGCTAACGTAACACTTGCTTCTGCTCTTGAAAATGGAGATGTTCTTGACGGAGTAACTCTTGCTACAGGCAACCGTGTTCTTGTTAAGAATCAAACAACTGGTTCAGAAAACGGTATTTATGTAGTTAAATCATCTGGTGCTCCAGATCGTTCAACTGATTGTGATACAGCAGCAGAACTTACTTCAAATTTTGCGGTATTCGTAGAAGAAGGAACTGCAAACGCTGATCAAGGTTATGTATTAACTAATGATGGTGCAATCACAGTTGGAACTACAGCACTTACATTTACTCAGTTTACTGGTCTTGGACAAGTAACTGCTGGTACAGGATTAAGCAAGACTGGAAATACAATTGGTATTGACGCAACTGTAACCACAAATGATGGAACTCAAACTCTTACAAATAAAACATTAACAAGCCCAACACTTACAACTCCTGCTCTTGGAACTCCAGCATCAGGTGTTATGACAAACGTAACTGGTCTACCTATTTCAACTGGTGTATCTGGTCTTGGAACTGGTGTAGCAACATTCCTTGCAACTCCATCTTCTGCAAACCTTGCATCAGCATTAACTGATGAATCAGGTTCTTCAACAGTAGCATTTACTAACAGTCCAACTTTTGTTACACCAACTCTTGGTGCAGCAAATGCGACAAGTATTGCTCTTCCAGATGCTCTTGTTGGTTCTGCTCTTGCTACCGCATCAACTTCAGCAACAACAATTGATACATGGTCAACAGCAACATACTCAAGTGCTAAATATATCGTACAGATGAAAAAGGGTACTGATATTGAAGTAATTGAAGTTTTGGTTACTGTAGATGGATCAAATAACGTTTACTTGACAGAGTATGCAGATGTAATCAGTAACGCAGTATTAGGAACAACTGACGCCGTGTACAGCGGTGGAAACGTTCTTCTTCAGGTTACTGGTGCAGCAGCAGACACCGCTGTTAAAGTACACAAAGTTTATATTGAAGCATAACTAAAGAATAGAGGTTAGAAGTGGCAACAGTAAATAAAGACTTCAGGGTAAAGCACGGCATTAATGTAGCCGAAGGCGGAACTTTTGGATCAACAGTCACAGTTGCCACTCCTACTGAAAATGCACATGCAGCAACAAAACTCTATGTAGATACTGCAGTTGGTTCACCAACTATTGGAACAACACAACCAGCATCTCCAGCAAATGGAAATTTATGGTTTGATATAGTAACAGAGCGTATTCACGTATATTACAATAGTGAGTGGATTGCAATTGCTACCCTTGAAGATTCTGAAATATTACCAGACCATATTCATGACACAGCAATTGACGGAACTGGTTTAGTTGTAAGTAGATTTATTGACGCTGGGTTTTATTACGAACCTGGAGTCCTTGTAAGTGCTGGACTTTATAACACTGCAAGTTTTGAAGCAACGTACGACGGTGGAACAGCAACAGATAACTTTAACTAATTATCTGTTATAATATAACTAAGTATAAGGAGCAATAAATGGCAACCAGAATGCAACAGCGTAGAGGAACTGCAGCGCAGTGGATCTCTACAAACTCAGGAG